GTCCAATCAAAAGGTGCTCCTGTAAAAACTCTTGTTTTACCAATAGATGCTTTTTTAAAAGATACAGGTTCGTCTTTCAAGTGAGCACAGAAATTAGGATGTGCTCTTTCGTTCCGTTTATAGGTTCTTAAGATATCATCAACGCGATCCATTATCTCATCGTTAACCTCGACAGGATCTAACATACCGTGTAATGGTGGTATACTTTTCATAAAAAATTTTTTACTCATTTTCCAAGGATTACCAGCACTAGTATTTCTATTAATCTTATCAATATAAGCAACTTGAGCTCCATTTACAGCCGTGAAATCATCTAGTGGATGTAGCATTTCTTTTATCTTGGTCATGTCAACACTCTTCATGACATCGTTGATATAACCTTGCGCACACAAATCTAGTATACCAGTGTCCAGGCAATTGATAGGTTCAACTAAATCTTTAGCCGCTATATGCCACGGCACCCAAGATCGCATTTCAGGCTTAGTGTATTTCACACCATAATCTTTATCCTGAAGAAATTCACTCATGGGTGTTTTAGTTACGCTAGACTTGCTTTTACCTCTAAAATCTGTAAACGAACCATAAACATCAATATTACCAGTATCAAGATAACGAAAAATTGATTTCTTATGTAATTCAGTAACTTTTCTATCTTTACTGACACTTGATATCATAGATAAATCACCTTCACCAACATTGTGCATCTTCAGACTATCATATATTCGAGTTATGAATTCTCCATCAAGAGATGTAGCATAAACTTCACCTTTGACTTTCTCATTAGCTAAAAAATGTAAACCAACTATACTGTAACCGTAACTACTATTTATAATTAAAGGCATGCCACAGTCTCCCACTGAAGTAGAAGTTTCACACTGACCACTCCAAAGATTATGTTTACTATCAATATTGAAAGTTTTATCGACAATTTTACGCTCAGGTAGTAATTTTATTTTCTTCACAGAACTAGTAATGACTTTACCTTCACTAGATCTATTTACATAAGAACCATTAAAAACACCATTGCTTTCACCTTTCTGAATATATTGGTATATCTTCTTTTTAGGTGGTAAACATCTCAATGTTAAGAAACATAAATCTCGTTCAGGGATACGATGAACGTCGCTCTCACCAATCGAAAATTCAGCGTTGGAATTAACACCTTTAGCATGTGTGAAGATCATATTGATTATACCACTTGAACTAACATTACAAATATTGTGGTTATTTGTTACATATATATGACCACCTAAAGCTAACATCCTTCCTCTGCGACATTCCTTTTTACTATTGGTGAGTGTAAAATAACAAACATTTTGAGAGATTTTACTACAAAAATCCTCGAAAGAAACACTCTTAGATGAAGCACTTTCTCTAGTGAAGTTGGCAGTTGAAAGATCAAATGCATTATTATACCAAACATTTTCCCTACCAGAGAGTTCTGAGACAGGCCTAGTTCCCACATCAGCTGATGAAATTACACCGAACAAATTACGCTCTTCTTGCAAAAACTCTTGTTCTTCTTTATCACCCTGAGGTGTCAATGTTTTATACATTTTCCAAAATGTAATTATAGACGTTAGGGTAACTACGAGAGTAGCACAAATAGCAGGTTGGCCCATTGCTCTCATCATACGATTTCCCATATTGGTCCAATCTATAGCGTTAACTTGACGCGCAATACGACCATACTGGTAATTATATAAACTAATATTACGTTTCATCCATGTATAATAAGAAATAAATAATATTATTTTAGCAACATCTGGGTGATCAACTACACGTTTAAATAATTTTTGAGCACATTTCCACCAAACATAAAAAAGTGCTACAAAACAAGATAGTGCTCCTATAGATTCCATATATCCTTGAGGTCGGATTGTACATAGAGTATCAGGAAGATTACAACACAAACATAATTCTGTATTTAACATCAAGCTATTACACGATTCAACTCGTGTTTGATCAGCATTGAATTTAATTATAGCTTCACTTAACCATAATAATAATTCTCTTATCTCTACACTCTCATGAATAGTTTCTACAGAAGCATATCGTTTACCATGTGAGATGGGTATAGGACGAACAACTTCAACTTTAAAATTCCATAAATTAGGATAAGCAACATCGCTATCAACCTTGGATGAATTAAGCATTCCACGTTCATCCTTATATTCATCTTTAACTGTAGGTGTAATTATAAATGGGAATCGACGTTGTACCGCCGATGGACAAGAAAAATAATGATAAGCATTGAGGTTCTTTACATTAGTTGTGGCTATTACTAATTTGCCTCTAAAAGGTGTAGTTCCTTTCATACTTAATGAAGCTTGATCAGGGCAAAAAGCTTGATTGTTCATAGTTTGAATGACCACATTAAGAGAACCAGGATCTCCAAGATTTGGGTCTTCATTAGCTATATCATCAAGAATAACTGTATGTTGTGAGGTTAAAAAACCATCCCAGTATTTAGCAGCAGGATTAACTGTATATCTAAATTCGG